AAATAGAAGAGGAGATTATAGATGAAGAGATTGAAGTGGAAGTCCAGGAAGTTTTGGATGAGCCGATACAGGAAGTTGTTAGTGAAGATACGCCAGGAACAACACTACCGAGAGTGGAAGATAAAGAACCCATAGAGCTTACTGAAGAAGAAGTTGCTGTTGAAGTTGCTGAAATAGATGAAGTTATTGTTATCGAATTAGAGATAGCTAGTGAAGAAGAGATAGAAGAATTTACAGAAGAGGAGTTGGTGGAATATGAAGAAGCTAAAGAAGAAGCAATACAAGAGTATGTACAAGACCTTACCAATGAAGAAGCATCAGAAGTCTTAGAAGAAGTTAATGACATCGGTGTACAAAACTTAGACCAAGCTACTGAAGAAATACAAGAGGTAGTTCAAGCTGTTGTTGAGGAAGCTATAGCAGATGTTGCAGAGCTTACTGAAGAACAGGTAGAAGTTGTAGCTGAAGTATTACAAGTAGAAGCAGAAGATGTAGCTATTATTGCAGAGTCTGTTAAAGATGATGAGGTTATAGCTGAAGCAGTAGAAGAGTATGTAGAAAGAGCTGTAGAGAATACAGATGTAGAGAACTACACACTTGCTGATGTTGTTACAGAAATATCTTACGAATCATTCATAGATAATCCTATAGAAACCTTCGTAGATTTTAATAATTTAGGTGATATAACCGTTGCAAACATAGGAGATGACATGACTCAAGACCAGAAGGAAAAAGCTCAAGAGGTTGTAGTGCCAGTTATTTTGACTAGAATAGCTAGTATGGCAGCATTTATGTTTAGGAGAAGTTAATGATAAAGAAGATAGGTTCTTGGATTGTTACAGCAATTAAAGAAACTCTCAACCTTAGCTGGACATTAGTAGGTTTAGTTATTGCAACGCTTACCCTTACGGGTACAGCACAGCAAGTAACTGGGTTAGCTACTGTTACTACACTAGCTATATGGCTGTTAACTATTAGTTTTAGAAAGGATTAATTATGAAGCTACAAGTTGTGAGACACCAATTTGGAAAAGATGCGACTAATGGAATGTTATTTATTGATGGTATCTTTGAATGTTATACACTAGAAGACCAGTATCAAGCAGTTAAAGTTATGCATGAGACATGTATCCCTGAAGGTACATACGATATAGAGTTTAGAAAGACTGGTGGATTCCACGCTAAGTACACAGAGAGATACAAGAACGCACATTATGGTATGTTACACGTACAAGATGTACCTAATTTTACTTTTATACTGATACACACTGGCAACACCGATGAGCATACCTCGGGCTGTCTTATTGTCGGAGAAAGTCAACAAGATTTAGACGTCTCTAAAGATGGGTTTATCGGTTCGAGTGCAGTAGCGTACAAGAAAATGTATGCGAAAGTTGCTAATCAACTGTTACAAGGCAAGAAAGTTTCTATTGAATATACCACTATAGACAACCTACTTAACGCAGAAAAACCTACAGATGTTCAGGATAAATTACAAGAGATTAGTGGAGAAATACAAATTCTCAACGCTAAGCTAGATAAGAGGAACATAATATAATGTTTGAAAAGTTAAAAAGAAGTCGTAATTCTGATGGTACGTTCAAGACGGACGTAGTGTGGACGCCATGGAATGAAGCATGGGAGTATACAATGAGCCAAGAATACAAAGACGTTCTTAGTAAAACTGTATGGACTTTTGTTGAAGCGTTTATATCAGCATTAACAGTAGCACCACTTGTTGGTGTTGACGCTAATGCAGTACAACTCGCCGCCTTATCAGGTGGAGCAGCAGCTTTGGTTGTTGTGAAAGAGTTCGCTAAGAAACAAGTTGGTCCAAAACCAGTAAAACCAAGTAAGTAATTTAAACAGCAAAGCCGAGGGTGTTATCCTTTCTACCTCGGCTTCTGCTATTTTTAATTAAAAGGGAGCTACGCCCTCTTCGATATCATCTAGGTCTTTTGCTTTAGGCATCTCAGGCATAAACCATTCTTCAGGTGCTTTCTTATCGTTAGCAAATGAATCAATGTAATATATTCTAGGATTACCATTGTCACACTCTTGGTTCTTACACTTCCAATCAGGATACGTAGCTTTAATCTTTCCATTAGCTTTATCTAATCTGTTATCCCACAGCTCACTATTACAAGATAAGCACTTAGGCTCTATAGTTCCTTTAGTTACTATTGTAATTGTCTCTACTGGTGCATCAACTTTAGGAGACGGAGCAGAGGAAGGAGTGTTCACAACCTCTGCTTTTTTAGTCTCCCGATTAGTCGTTGGCTTTACTTCTACGTTTTCTGCATAGTGATGTTCTTCAGATACACCACCTGTCCATAACTCAAGTCCGATTCCGAGCCTCATGCAACATCTTTTAATGCCATCAGACACAGCTAACTTAAGTAGCTCACTCTCTGTTATGTTTCTTTTTACTGCATTGACATCAACATCTCCTACTTCTTCTATAGTTTGGTCTGTTGATTTGATGTACAGTCTGCACTTCGCACCTATAATACTATTGTCAGCACCTCTAACTACCTCATATGTGTAGTCATATCCACCAGGAATTACATCAACTAATCTTTGTGTGTATAAATGATGGGGTACATAATCCCCGTACTTACCCTGGGGGGCTTTCTTAACAACTTCCTTTGGGAAATTTTTCGTTAACTTTTTCTGTGTTTCTTTATCCATGAACACTCCTTTCTAATCGTTTGTATATGTTATACGTTGTCTTGTTTTAATGGTATATCTGTCAATTTAAATTGTGCTTTGCGAAAAAGTTGGCATAAGCTGTTAAGACAAACTAACTCTGCTAGCTTAACAAACAATGCTCTCCCGCAATACATACAAATGTGTGACATATTTACTCCTCTAGTTGTACTAGATACTCTGCAGTAACTCCTTTATCAGGTTTGACAAACAACGTAAACTGACATGGTCTACCCATGCTAGCTAACTGTTCTTGTGCATAACTGTTGTAGCTTTCAGTAGAACCATTAACCCATACACGTACATCATTAATGTATAGTGATGTTGGTGTGTGGTAATGTCCTGCTACTGCGTGTGTAAAGTCTTCCATCAAGCCATTTGCTGCAAGAGCTTTCCAACCTAGTATTTTTTTATTGTATCCGTAAAAAGGTACACCCATTGAGCCACGTATGTTATCTCCATGGAAACAAAAGAACTTAGCTTTTTCTCCTAGATTTGCTACTGTGTACCAATGATTGTCAACGCCTTCGGGGATGTTAAACTTAATGCGTTTCTCTCCCGCGAACATTGTGTCTAATATTTTACCTAACATTCTATCAGCATTTGTCTCAGGGTTATAATCTCTGCGTGAACGACCACCCAAAGCCCCGTGATTACCTATAACCCAGTATACTTCTACTTCTTTAAAGTTCTCTAATAGTATAGAAAAGAAAGTGTGCATGATTCTAGGACCATCTACAGTTACCTGTCTATATAAAGAACTGTCAATTAAATGTGACTGTCCTGGAAATATAAGCTCTCCCTCAACAATATCCCCCAATGCAAGCACCACACATTTATCTACAGTTGCGTTAGCTCTTTGTATTTCTGCTAACTTAACTATCTTTTCTGCGTAGAGCTTAACTCTTTTCTCAGCTACATTAGTGTCGTAGTCTGGGGTTCTCTTTGCGAGTTGAATATCTGATATCAATGGGACACAGATTTGCTCATCTTTTTTTGTGGATTTTTTTATCGTTGGTTTATTTATATCGGGAAAGTCTAAAGTCCTCATACCATCTCTAGCCCCTTGATATACAGCCTCAACCATATCAGCTTTCTTGTCTTTTAGTTTGTCTATTTGCTTTAATAGTCGGGTGTTAGTATCTTTAAGGTCTTTAATCTTAGAGCTTTCAGCCTCAGCTATAAGCCCTAAGAGTTCTTGGTCATTAGATATTTTTTTCTTCATGGCGTTTCTCCATGTTTGCTAACCAGATACGGACACGTGAACGTGATACTTCAAAATTAAATTCTCTTTCTAGTATCTCACATACAACCCTAGCGTTAGCTTTGACGCCGTGATTTTCTACCCTGTCCGATAGTGTTTCTATAAAAGGTACTGCGTCTTTTGGTATTCTTTCAAACCATTGGACACCCCCTGATTTAGTTTTTGCAGTTGCTTCATTCAATAAGAATTGGACATCTGCCTTTCCTGTTTTGTTTGTATTATTACTCATGGGTAAAGCATAACATGGTTGTGATATAGTTGCAAGGATATATGAATATATGTGTACGCATATGCGTAGTGAAATAAAAAAAAAGGTGGCTAAACCGAAGTCTAACCACCTAATTTATTAGTACGGCAATAGGTAAGAGAGTTACCTATTACTTAAGGGATAGCTGTTTAGCTACCTTCAATACCATGTTCCTTTCCTCTATAGGAATAATATTATTCTTACGCATAAAACGAGCAATCTCATCTCGTTTATAATTATCAAGGTAATCGTTTTTACCATTCTCATCTACACCAAATACCATTTGGTCGGACACCCATATTCTAGGCTCGGGTTGTTCTGCTAACCAACGTAAACCCTCTAGGTCAACAGAGTTAGCACCCCAATTAGTCAATTCCTCCAGAGCTTCGTTGCTTATCCTACCATTCTGAGCTATGACTTGTATCTGTCCATCATAACCATTAATCTTTCTGTTGTAGCCTACGTACCCTGCAACATTAGACGCTGGTAATAGTTCAACAATTTCTCTGATGTCCTCTTTGTATAGCCCCATAGAGCCAGAACAATCAATCATCAAAGAGCCACCTGCAACAGTAGTTCTTCTAGTAAAAACTTTTCTGTCACTAGCCATTCTGTGCATACGTCTAGGTACAACACCTCTATCAGAGCTTGATTTTCTAAGCTCTCTAATAGCTTTGTCAACCCTTTCGTCTGGTTTGAATGGTTTTATCTTGGCTTTACCATGAACACCATTGGCAGTATCACTCTCGAAACGCACCATATGTTTATGTCTATAGCTAGAATGTTCTATGATTTCTTGAGCTAACTCATCACTAATGTTCTTGGGTAGAACTAGCATGTCGTTCTCGCCATT